TTTGAAACTGAAGGTGGACAGGCAGAGTTTAAAATCCGGGGAATTGGTTATAAGCCCTTTCAAGTTGCACTAGAGAAGGCAGGAAACCAAATCACATCCAAAGGTTATGATGTGATGGTAAAAGATGAAAACGCTAAGCTATATCATGAATTATTATTAGATGCATGTGCTGCTCACCTGATTGAAGATTGGAAGGGTGTGGTGTTTGCTGAAGTGGTGGAAGGTAAAACTGTCGAGTCCGAAAAACCTTATACACCTGAGAATGCCTCAAAACTTCTCAATCAAGGTGACATTGGTATTTCAATCTGGTTATTCATCAAAGAACAGGCACAGAAGATTCAGGAAGAAGCCGACAAGGACAAGGCTTTAATTCTGGGAAAGTCATCGAGCTCTACAAATACCAAAAAGCGTATGCGTCGAAAACGTCGCATGAAATCGAACAAATCAAATTCTTAGGTGGCCACATTCCGGATCCGCCAGAATATTCTTATGCGGCTGAATCCATTCTTTCGGCATTTAGCACTATTTGCAGATCCAGACGGTATGAGCAGAGCATCCCGTTATCATTGGACCAGCAGGCTATCAATGTCTATGCTGAGCATAATGATTTGCCTGTGGCTGCTCATATTTTCAACGACTGTATTTTTGCTTTGGATAACTTGTTTTTAGATGAGGCGCATAAAAAGATTTCTTCCAAAAGCAAAGTTAATAAATAGCTATCTTATTGATAGCTATTTTAATTACTGAATTTTGTTTGATAGAAATGTATAATATTTACAATGACTTAAATCTTATACTTATATGTTAGAAAAACTTTTATATTCATTGGGGTTAACTATTTCTCTAGCCGTATTAGTTAGCTGTTCTAAACAAGATAAAATTAAACCGCTTCCACCATCAGTTGAAGAGCAGTTCATGCAATCTAGCCAGCAGATTAATAAGATGCTTGATGCTCTAGAGAACCGGGAAGTAGCTTTGAATGTTAAGCGGGAAATATTGTGCAACGCCTATCCTGAAGTCTATAAAAAGCAATACTTGCCAGCATTACTCAAGCTTTCCCCTAATGTATATACCAAGGAAACACTTTTAAGAGATTATGAAGCTGTGATTAGCTTTTATAAAAAAACTTTTGTCGTTAATTGTGGTTGATTTTTGTCATTTAAGAATCTAATAGTATGTATTCTAAACTTGAAAATTTATATTAAAGGTTTCTGATGAGTAAACATGCTTCATGGACACTAGGTATTGCATTTCTAATTATTGTGTATTTGTTTTTCGTTAAAGGAATGACGGCACAGGATATAGCAGATTTCATAGTTGACCAAGTTGGAGTAACTAATACGAATAAATAAGCCACCATTGGGTAGTTTTTGATTTTCTGAGCTGTTAAATTTTACTCATTATTAAAATGGGTATTTTCATGAAAAAGATTATTTTATTAGGTTTAATATTAGGTTTAGCAGGGTGTATGTCTACTGCTAATTTTTTTGAAGTGCAAGCCACCTCTGTTCAGAATAGCGGTTATTGGACCGGACAATATGATCGATTAGTAGGAACATTAAAGTTAAATTCCGATGGAACTGGTGTTATTTGTCAGGATGGAATGGGAACAGCGAGAGTAATGTCTGTTAAAAAATCAAATGATAAACTCTATTCACAGGATGGCAGCTTCTGGAAAGTGCAAAATGAAACACTCAACTCTATGAAATTAAATTATGCAATTGGTGGTGGTTATGAAATGAAAAAAGATGATGATTTATCTTTGGCAACACCAGCATGTAAAGAAAAATTGAAATGAATTCAAAATGATTTGTTAAAAATTTGACTTAGATCAGGTTTTTTATTTTTGATTAATGACCGCCTTTTATGGCGGTTTTTTATTGCCTAGAGGAAAAGTAAGATGGCACAAGAATCCCGTTTGGTCATTGTTATTGATTCGCAAAATGCTGAACGTAATGCGCGTAATCTAGGCAATGAACTGGATAGCATTGAGCGTAAAGGTGATTATGCTTCTAAGTCTATGGATGGCTTATCTGTAGCTACTCGAGCACTAGCTGGGTATATGGCTGGGCTAGTAACAGTAAGTTCTGCCATTTCAAAGATGGATACATATACTGGACTACAAAACCGTCTTAAGTTGGTCACTAATAATCAAGTTGAACTAAATAAAGCAACGGAAGACACTTTCCGAATTGCTCAAAAAACTTATTCTACTTGGGATTCGGTTTTACAGGTTTACCAACGCTTTAGTGATAATGCCAAAACCTTAAATCTCACTATGGATGACACTGCTCGACTAACTGAAACAGTATCAAAAGCAGTTGCGATCAGTGGTGCAAGCGCAGAAGCTGCTGATGCAGCTTTAGTCCAATTTGGGCAGGCTTTAGCAAGCGGCATATTACGTGGTGAAGAGCTTAACTCGGTAATGGAGCAAACCCCAGCTTTAGCAAAGGCAATTGCTAAAGGTATGGGTATTACAGTAGGTGAATTACGTTCAGTAGCTGCTGAAGGAAAAATCACTTCACAGGAAATCGTTAAAGCACTTAAAAATGTCCAAGATGAAGTTGATGCTCTTTTTGCTAAAACTGACATTACAATTGGTCAATCATTAACTCTACTTAATAATGAAATTACTAAATTTGTAGGAGAGGCTGGTAAAGGAAGCGGAGCAGCACAGGCTTTATCAGGATCGATTCAGTTATTAGCAAATAATTTGAATTTAATTGCAGACAGTGCATTTGCCATAGGTATTGGCTTAATGACAAAAGCCGTTTTAACAAAAACGGTTGCTGTACAAGCGAGCATTGCTGCGTCAACCAAACAAGTGTTTGCCACAATTGCTGAACGTAATGCAAATATTGCAGCAGCAAAAGCTGAAGTGGAATCTGCGCTTGCCGAAGCACAAAGTACGCAGGTGACACTAACGAACATCAAAGCTACTCATGCTCAGATCATGGCCGAAATAGAACTCGAAAAAGTTCGTTTAAAAGCCCAAATCACTGAACAAGGTCGCACGGCTACCATCACACGAATGGCTCAGCTTGGACGATTACAAGCTCAAGTTGCGTTAGAGGTTGCTGCTGCGGAAACAGCACAGTCTGCAGCTTCATCTAGATTATCAGCAGCCTTAACAGCGCAGTCTGTTGCTACTAGCCGTTTAGCTTTAGCAAAGTCAGCGCTTATGGCGATTTTTAGCCCAATGGGTTTAGCAATTGCAGCAACAGCCGCATCTTTCTATTTACTAAGCAGCAGTTCGGATGAAGTCAAAGAGTCTCTTGCAACACAATCTGACTCAGTTAGTGATTTAACAGATAAGTACATAAAGTTAAATACTGTGCAAGCATTAACAGAGGGTGTGCGGTTACGCAAAGAGATTGAGCAGCAAAATGATGCAATTGATGATGCTAGTGGAGCTATCAAACGTTTTGCTTATATCCAAAAGGAATTATTTAAATTATCTGGCAGTGATTATGAAGATTATCAAAATGCCATTAAGTCTATTGCTACAGGTGCAAGCGATGCAGGTGATCTCTTAAAAAAGATGATTTCATCTGGTCGTTTTAGTCAGAATCAAATTGATAAACTCATTGAGTTCTCTAGTGCAGTAGCAGAATCTAAAAATAAGATTGAGCAGGGTAATATTGCTCTAAAACTCTTAAACGCTACTTCTGGACAACATGTTGAGGTAACGGCCAAATCAATTAAGCAATTAACAATTCAAACAAACTTAACAAAAGTAGCTACTCAAAATTTCACTGACATGAAAACACAAATGCTTGATTCACTAAGAGCACAAGTGGAATTCATTCGGTTAAATGGTGGTAGCGAAGAACAAGTTAAATCGTTGAATAAGGTAATCCAGGCATATTCTTTAAATCAAATTTCAGCAACTGATGCTGTGGGCAAGTTCAACAGTACCGCCAAAGTTCCGGTTGATAACATTAAGAAATTGCAAGAATATGCCATTAAAACGGATCAGTCTAAAATTGCGTTAAATCAGGCTAATGCTGAGCTGAAGAAACAAAACGACTTGCGTAATGAGTACCTAAAACAACATCAAACTGTACTTGGTGCTCAACAAGGAGAAACAAATGAATTAAATAACCAAGTCGCTGCACAAGAAAAGTTAAATAAATTACGAGACAATGCCAACAAAGATAATCTGAAAAATGATTTTCTTATAAAAAACACCGCTGCATTTGGTGGTGGTGAAAAGGGTCTTGATAAGGCGCGTGCAGCATCAGAGTTTTATACCACCAATAAAATTCCGATGACTAGAAGTTTAACTGGTCAGGAATATGCAATTTTTGAGGCTTGGTATAAGAAGCAGAAGGAAGTCAAGGACTTACAAGAAAGCATTTCTGAGTCTACCAGAAAGCAAACAAAAGAGGTTGAAAAACAAACCAAAGAGGCTGCCAAACAAGCTGTTCTACTTGCGGGGAATAATGAGCGAGTGAGAAATATGCTTCGGGTTTACCAATCCTTCCGTAATGCAGGCTTAGGCGATAAACAAGCTCGTGTAATGACAGCTCAAGTTGGACGAGAGACTGATTTTAGAAATGAGGCAATGTTTGGTAGTCACAAAGATGCCAATAATGGTTATACCAACACAGGATTTTTATCATGGCAAAAAAGTCGCTCAACTAAATTAATGCAGTCTTTACAAGGGCAAGGAGTCTTGGATAAAAACGGTAAAATCCAGCAAACTCAAGATGCATTGGATGCAATGGCTAAACATGCTGTGCAAGAGGCGATGACCGATAAAAGTTATAGTAAATCTAAAGCAGCT